TAAACCGGAAGGGCAATTAAGCATTATATAGTAGAGTATTACGATACTATATAATGTTTAATTGTCTTTCATAACCCAAACGGAGAGAAGCTATGACCAAGCAAACAGTTAAATTTTCCCGGCGTGTCAATGCTAAAGGTAAATATAACTACGGTATCCATCCATTAAAAACGGGATATCGTTTCGATATTCCCTATGTTAGCGTCTCTGTTTTTGATGGCGGTAGCAAAGCTACTGTGCGCCGTCCTACTAGCGGCATCCGGTTTATCTATGAAAATAACCGGAAGGGCAAGGTCAGAGTTGCCCACAATGTAGGGTAATTAATAATGGTCTAGTAGAGTATCTTACGATACTAGACCATGATTAATTATCTTTCATAACTTGGAGAGTGCGATGCTTGTTAAAGAAGCTATTGAGTTCGGAAGGATCAGTACCGGCAACACAAAGATGCCGGGAACTACCTTCGCTGTCGATGCTTTTGCTTGTAAGACAGGATCAAAGCTTGCAAAGATCGAAGGAACGCCTTGCTCTGTGTGTTATGCAAGGCGTCTTCAAAAGCTACGACCTTCGGTCGATCAGGGTTGGAAGTTAAATCTCAAACGATGGGAACAAAGTAATCCAAAAGATTGGATTGCTGCGATGGTTTTCCAGATCGACAGATATAACGTCGATGGTTTCCATCGCTGGTTTGATAGTGGCGACCTACAAAGTGTAGAAATGCTGGATGCTATCGTTGCAGTAGCTAAAGCTACACCACATATCAAGCACTGGTTGCCTACGCAGGAAAGAAAAATAGTCAAAGACTATGGCAAGGATTTTCCTGTAAACCTGATCGTTAGAACGTCAGCTAGTAAGTTCAACGGTCCAATGCCTAGTGGCATCAAGCATGGATCACAAGTCTTTACCAAAGGTAATGAGCCATTGGGCAAAGAGTGCATGGCACGACATAACGGCAATAGTTGTGGCGATTGTCGGGCCTGTTGGGACAAGTCAATTGACTTGATCTCGTATCCGAAACACTAACTAATTAAATATGGGAAGTCTGGTGAGTGAATGATACTTGTGCGACCAAGTGTCAGAGATTGTCGCAAGTCTTAACGGTAGGTTCGATCCCTACCCTTCCCAATTACCTTGAAAGGATAAGATATGAAAGTTAGCATACATCCATCATGGACTAACCCTGTATATGAACGATTAGATTGGGTCCACTTTGCAATTCAAGAAGCATTAAACGGAAACCCGGACGAACTAGAAAAGGCTTTGGAAATAGTGGAAGATTTAAGGAACGGCAGCGAGTACGGTTTTCCGGCTTATATTGAATTACTAAATAGGAAGGTAGAATAATATGTCATGCCGAGAGAATGCCGCCTTACTTGAAAATTATTTTGAACAATTCTTTGAGGAACTAATTAAGGATGGAGTTCCAGAGATAGTAGCAGAGAAATTGGCAGAACAACAAGCTAGGAAACGTATGGAGGAACAAGACTAATGAAAGATATCATACATGCTATGTTGATTGGTGCTATTGCCGGTGCCTTTATAGCAGCAGTTTTAATAATGGTTGTATTTACATAGGAGAATGCTATGAACTCCAGTATCCACCGGGTTACTTCAATAAAGATTGACCCAGATTATCTGCCTGACAAACGGTATCAATTGGTAAAGGTTACAGTTCAAAGTGATGACATAGAATATGAACTAAACTTATTTACCAAAGACGCTATGAAAATTCCAGTGGAGTTTAAAAGATGAGCAAAGAAAAACTATATACATGGGACTACGGACCAGCACACATTGCAGGAGAGGGTAACGGAGAAATAAAATTAACAGTGGAAGATTACATCAATCGTTACGTTAAGGAACTCGATCCTATTATCGACAACATGCATGATCTATGTGGTGATATCACTGTATCCGACATGCAAACTATGTTTAACCTTTTCTATAAAATGAAAAGGCTAATGTGGGATATTAACAAAGATACAAAATATAATAATGAGGACAGCGATGTTGGTATTGACGAGATGGACTATACCGAGTTCGTGAAAAATTTCAAAGATAAAAATTGACAATTCAATTAGTATCCTGTATAGTAAGTTCTACGAACTATACAGGGTACTAATTGTTAGGAGAGAATGCTATGTGGTATTGTGATTATGATGACCTAGACAAGAGTACTGTGGAATATTTGTTATCTGTCTCAGGTGCCAGCAAGATATCTGATCTTACTATGTCAGAGATTAATACTTTTTTAGAAGGTTTAATCGAATGGGAGCAAGAATACTATGACAACAACCAAGTGTGAAGTCTATGACTTTTCTAGCATTAGAGAAGTTGTGTTGGAACGTAAGGGACAATGGACTATAGAAGATGAGGTACGTTTAGACATGCTGGAGAATGGTTACTCTCCACACAATAAACAAGATATAGATGCATACTGGCAGGACCTTCTAGAAGATTGGAGTAATGAGAAATGAATACCAGCCGTAATATGCCTTCAGTAAAAAAGATAAAAGAATACTGGGCTTGTAGGTTATCTAATAATATTTGGCGTAAAGCAGATAATCCCTACGAAGTTTTAACAGAGGATTTTTGCTGGGCATGTGGTGCGGCTGGTCTTTCTTTACAAAGAGCGCATATATTATCTAGAGCAGGACATCCCAATCCAAAATCTACTGATAAAGTAGAAAATTTACATATGCTTTGTAGTATTTGCCATACTGACAGTGAAGGAATAGATGGTCTAAAATATTTTCGCTGGTTTAGAAAACGTAAGTTTGGTGCAGGACCAGACAAGTTTGTTAAAGGTGTTTTAAATATACTAGAAGGAGTATAAGTATGACGACCTCTCCCCTCAAAAGAGATACTAACCTTCCCCTTTACCCTTGGTCGCATATAAAGAAAGAGTACTCTCGTCGCAGTGACGGGAAGTACAATGTGTGGATGCTTTTTAAAGCATCTTGGTTAGATGACGAACTAGCTTATGACCTATTTGAATCAGGTCAGGAACATTTAGACTATGACAAGTGGGTTGTCGTAGATGTGGTGGATAAAGTTCCACCACGCACTAAAAAGATTGAAAAAATTCTGAAAGGAAATACAGATGTATAGCATGAATGGTCTTGGTGATAGCTCCCGTGAGATTTTCTTTGATGTTCAAGAGAGCGATGTTTATTTTGATGCAGGCGACGAAGCCTTCCACTTACCCAATTATAAAGTTATAACAAGGGATCATACGGTCCCACTTGGCTTGGTGAAGGACAGTTATCGTACTGTTAGAAATGAAGAAGTCTTTCTTCCTGTCGAAGAAGAGATTATTAATTTCTTTGATCCTTCTCTCTTGGAAGAAGTAAAAGTAGTGGATCACATTATGAAGCAGGGCGCTGTATGTTACAGCGAGTATATCTTTCCCAGCCAACAGAGGGATGGAACCTATAAGGAATTGGAAACAAAGTCTGGTCATAAGACTTCCTTTACCTTACGTTTTATTATCCTAAATTCTTACGATGGATCATGCAGCGTAAAGTTTTACGGTGGAAACATCGACGGTTTCTGTACCAATGGAATGATTGTTGGTGCATATGACTTTGCAAAAGCAAAACATACAAAGAACTTTAATGCCGATCAGTTCCGTCTTCAGTTAAGTCAAACGCTGGTTAACTTTAATGAAAGTGTTGCAAAATTGCAACAGTATGCAGATACTTTGATCCAGCCCTACCAAACTACCTTGGTTCAAGACTTATTCCGTAGGCTCACGAAGGGTGACACTGACGAACCTAAACGGCAGACTGCCTTGTCAGAAAAATTGTTTGCACAATTTATTGAGGAGACACATGATCGTGGCAGTAACGTCTTCTCAGTTACCTCTGCCCTGACAAACTATGCATCACATGATAGCGAAAGATTTAGTTTGACAAAGGCAGGCGATGATGGTACTCTTTTGAAGAGGCAGGAAAGGGTCCGGTCATGGCTTAACTCAGATACTTTCAAACACTTTGTTGAAAGTGTTGCCGCTTAATAACAACGGGGGTGTCGAAAGGCACCCCCATCAGGAGTTTGATATGTACCATTATCATCCAGCATCATTACTAAGTAATGAATATTTTACTGTTGAACATGATAAGATAAAGAAACAATTGTTAGATGACTCTAACATTAGTGAAGAACAATTCATTACAATTTGTGGAGGATTGTATGGAGCTATGGCAGCAATAGTAGAAGAATCAGAATGTATGGAGATGGCTATGTCTATTATTCTAGACCATGTGTCACTTTGCCTTCAACAAAACTACGTTAAAAATAAATTAATATAGGAGAAGTTATGGGAGATTTAAAAATTAATACTGAAATTGGTATGGGCATCAATAAAGAAATATATGTAAAAACTTTTATGATGCATGAAGATAATAAGATTATCTTATCCAGCACTCCTCTATTTAAATTAGTAGAAAACTATCTACAAAATGGAATGCCATATGAAATACTCTCTAATGATATCAGAGTATTGTCTGATATCTTTATGGGTTATTTTAAAGAACTATCTGAAAAGAAAGAGGAGTTAAAACGAAACGAGAGAGTAAAGAAGAATGCCCCAATCACATTTAGATAACACAACTGAACGATTAAAAGATTTAATTAGGCAATTAAGTCAAGGAGATGTACGACATGTTGACCCACAAAGGTTGGTCCTATTTTTACAGGATTTAATAAACAAAGAGGAAGGAGAAATGAAATCTAATAATTATAAAGTCATGTATGAAATGGCTAAGAAAGAAATATCAATTTTAAATGATCAACTATATACTCAGTACGGTAAGTACATGAGCCTAGTAAAAGAAACAGACTACTTAAAAGCAAAGCTAAGAAGTTGTGAAGATTTATTGGAACAATTGTCTGTAAAAAAACTTAAATGAAAGAGAGATTATGAGGTAAGCTATGAAGAATTTTTGGGATAAAGATCGTAAAAGTATCTACCGTTCTTTGGTAAAAGAATATCAAAAGGAAGGCTATGATATGAGAGATGCTAAACGTCTAGCTAAAATGGAAACGGATGAGGTTATGGCAGACAAAGAATACTTTGTTAATAATCTTATTGATTTAGATGAGGAGCAACGATCATAGCTATGATAACAAAGACTGAAGTAATTGTATGTTTGTTTGGTGTGGGAATGCTTGCTGTATACTTACTCCTAATTACGGAAGGATAAACAAATGATCTATAATGAAATCTCTTTGAATGGATTGTATCTAGCTATATACACAGACGAAAACGGTGTTCAATCTTTTGAAATTAAAAAGACAGATGCGCTAGACGAATCATTATCTTTATCTTTGTGGAATATTCATAGAGAAAAGGTAGAAGAGTAATGGATGTTGCACTGATAAATAATATGGGTACAGACTTAACTGTAGTGAATGCTGCGAGAGTGTCTTTCAATAAGGAAAGTGATTGGGAGAATGTCACCCCTGCTGGTAAACTTGTTGGTGTGTTAAAAGAAGGCGATGAAAAACTAATAAAGTATTTATCAAAACATAATCACTTCACACCCTTCACACACTGCACCATTACAATGCGGGAAGACGTTCCAATTTTTGTAGCTCGTCAAAGATTTAAACATACCGTAGGTTTTTCATATAATGAAATCTCTAGACGTTATGTTTCTTCTACCCCTGATTTTTATAAGCCAAAGAAATGGCGTAAGAAAGCAGAGAATGCCAAGCAGGGCAGTAGTGACGAGGCTATAGATATTGACTACGAACTTTATGATAGAGTTTTGAAAGTTTGTGAACAAGCATACTATCAATTAATTAATATGGATGTATGTCCAGAGCAAGCAAGGATGGTGTTACCCCAATCTATGTATACCAGTTATTATGTTACTGGTTCTTTGTATGCGTGGGCGAGAGCCTACAATCTACGAAGCGATCCACACGCCCAACAGGAAATACAAGAGCTTGCTAATAAGTGGCACCAGATGTTGAGAATCCTGTATCCTACATCGTGGAAAGCCCTGACAAATGACAAGTAAATTTATGTTACACCTACTAGATGAAATAACTTCTCTACGAAAGGAAAAAGATTCACAAATTAAAATTATTAAAAAACTAAAAATTAAAATAGCTAATTTAAAATTACGAAAGGAACGCTGGACATGTCCCAATGGCTAGTACAATTGGTTGGTAATGAACCGGGTAATGAGGGTGCTTGGACTTTTAATTCTCGCAAAGATGCAGAGGATTTTATTAAAGACAGACGTAATTTATTACAACACTTGAAGTATGACCCCGATAACAGTTACTATATACTTCCTATAGAGTAAGTTCTACGAACTCTATAGGGAGTATATAGAAGGAGCCATGATGGAACACAATACGAACAGCAAATTTGTTAAGCATCTTCCATGTGATGATTGTGGATCGTCAGATGCGTTAGCTTTATATGAGGACGGACACACATGGTGCTTCTCATGTCACACACATACACATCCTAAAGGAGACTATATTAAAATGGAACAGACCGCTTCTGTTGCACCCTTCCCTAAGAATACTTTGACTGAAGGAACTATTACATCAATTCCAGATCGTAAACTTACAGTTGATACCTGTCGTAATTACGGAGTTACAACTCTATCTAATAACAATAGTATCTTTAAACATATCTATCCTTATTATGATAGCAACGGTACTCATGTCGGTAATAAGGTACGAACAGTTCAAAATAAAAGTTTTAATACAGAAGGAAATGTAAAGGCTTGTGCCTTGTTTGGTCAGAAACAATTCACACCTAAAGGTAAATACATTACGGTCACCGAAGGTGAGCTAGATGCTATGGCTGTATACCAAATGTTTGGTAGCCGTTGGCCGAGTGTTTCTGTAAGGTCTTCTGCATCAGCAGTGAAAGACTGTAAATTAAATCTAGAATATCTAAATTCTTTTGATAACATTATTCTCTGCTTTGATAATGATCAGGCTGGTAAGAGGGCGGCGGAAAAGGTTGGGGAATTATTCGAGCCACATAAGTGTAAGATCGTTTCCTTATCTAAGTTCAAAGACCCAAGCGATTATCTAAAAGCTGGGATGGGAGAACAGTTCACAAAGGAATGGTGGTTGGCAGAGTCGTATACTCCAGCAGGTATTATTAATCTTGATACTATTGGTGATGCACTATACGACGAAGACTTCTGCGAAACAATTCCTTATCCTTGGACAGGTCTTAATGAAAAGATATACGGCATGAGAACAGGTGAACTAACAACCTTCACTTCCGGTTCCGGTATGGGTAAGTCGAGCATCATACGGGAGCTAATGCATCATATCTTAAAAGTATCTAAAGATAATATTGGTGTACTTGCTTTAGAAGAAAGTGTTAGAAACACTGCGTTCAATATTATGTCCGTCGAGGCTGATCAAAGATTGTATATCAAAGAAGTTCGTGAGACTTTCCCTATGGCACAACTAAGGGAATGGCAGGATGCAACAATCGGTACTGGTAGGTTCTTCGCCTTCGATCACTTTGGGTCTATCTCTAATGACGAAATATTAAATCGTGTTCGGTTTATGGCAAAAGCATTAGATTGTAAATGGATTTTTCTTGACCACCTGTCGATTCTGGTATCGGGTCAAGAGGATGGTGACGAAAGGCGCAGCATAGATATTCTTATGACAAAGCTACGTTCTCTCGTAGAGGAGACTCAGGTTAGCCTGATGCTTGTCTCCCATCTACGTCGAGCTACAGGGTCCGACAAGGGACATGAGGATGGTCGAGAGGTAAGCCTGTCACACCTTAGAGGATCACAGAGCATAGCCCATCTAAGCGATGGAGTTATAGCTTTAGAAAGAAATCAACAAGAGCAAGACGAGACACTAGCTAATACAACGGTGGTTCGTATTCTTAAAAATCGTTACACGGGAGAGACAGGTATCTCAACGTACTTGTTTTATGATAAAAATTCTGGTAGACTGTCAGAAATATCAAATCCATTTGAAGCTGATTCAGATGACGACGAAGAGGAGACACCATTCTAATGGTAGTTAGAAAAAAGTTTAGTCCATCTTTATATAAAAAATATAATAAGATGGCAATAGCTGCTGGTACAAAGTACCTAGAAGCTAATGGGTTCACTATCACTTCTTCCAAGGAAGATAAGAAAGCAGACTTCCATGCAACAAAAGATAATAAAGATTATTTATTTGAGGTCGAGGTTAAAAATGTATGGTCAGGTGAATGGCCGAAAGCATGGAAGGATATTCAGTTACCAGAAAGAAAGTCACGATTAATTAAATATGCTGACTCACAGAATAAGAAATTAAATTTTCTTATTTTTAGAAATGATCTGAAAGCAGCGTGGAGAATTGATGGTGATATTGTTTCTAACTCAAACACAAAAGAAGTATCCAATAGGTATGTACCTAATGGTGAAATGTTCTACATTGTACCAATAGAGAAGGCAAAATATATAGAGCTATGAGATGTATTCTGGATATAGAAACAGACGGTTTACTAGATGACGCAACAAAGGTGCATTGTATTGTAGCATATGATATAGATAATAGAAAACCCTATGTTTTTATAGGTGACGAGTGTAAGGTAAAGTTTCCTAACTTTGCTAGGAGAGTTGACAAATTTATTATGCATAATGGTTTATCTTTTGATGGACCTGCATTAAATAAATTATGTTCAACTAATATAAAAGAGGAGCAGATTACCGACACACTGATTATGTCTCAATTATTTAACCCTATCAGAGATGGTGGACATTCACTAGCTGCATGGGGTGATAGGTTTTCTTTTCCTAAAGGTCAGATAGATGACTTTACTTTCTATTCAAATGCTATGTTAGATTACTGTAAGCAAGACGTTAATCTAACTTACAAACTGTATCGTTATCTTAGTCAAGAAGGTAAGGGATTCTCTAAGGGTAGTTTAAATTTAGAACATAAGGTAAGAGATATTATCAATACTCAAGAGAGTACAGGATTTTATCTTGACTTACCTTATGCCACTACCCTATGTGCTTCCCTTCAAGACAAGTCAAGTATTATATATGATCAACTACAAGAAACATTTCCTCCTATCGTAACAACAGGTAGGGTACATAAGAGATCAGGTAAACCTCTTAAAGATATTATAGAGCCATTTAATCCAGCATCTAGAAAACAAATAGGTGAAAGATTAATAGAGCTTGGATGGAAACCTACTAAGGTTACTGATAAAGGTAATGTAATTGTAGATGAGAATGTACTAAGTAAGATTGATATGAAAGAAGCTAAACAGATATCAGAGTATCTGTTGTTACAGAAAAGAATTGCTCAGATATCTTCATGGATTGATTCTGTTGCAGAAGATGGAAGGGTTCATGGTAGGGTTCTTACATTAAGAACTATTACAGGACGCATGGCACACACTTCCCCTAACATGGCGCAAGTGCCAGCAGGATACTCACCTTATGGTGAGGAGTGTCGATCATGCTGGACTGTAGAGAACAAGGAAACACATAGCTTGGTAGGTACAGACGCATCAGGCTTAGAGTTAAGAGGGTTGGCTCATTTTATGAACGACCAAAATTTTATAAAAGAAGTTCTTGATGGTGACGTACATACAGCTAATCAAAAGATGGCAGGTCTTGAGACTAGGGACCAAGCCAAAACATTTATCTATGCACTTATGTATGGTGCTGGTGCTGCTAAGATTGGTTCAGTCGTAGGTGGTAGCTCGAAAGAAGGAGAAAAATTAATACAAAGATTTATGAAGAACATGCCTAAGTTTAATCTTCTTAAAAGAAATCTTAATGATGCAGCTATGTCTGGTAAGATCAAAGGTCTTGATGGAAGGTTACTCCATATCCGATCTCCTCATGCTGCCTTGAATACCCTGATACAGGGTGCTGGTGCGGTGATATGTAAACAGTGGCTTGTTCAGATGACAGATAAAATAAAACAGGAAGGATTGGATGCCAGATTAGTTGCTAGTATCCATGACGAGTACCAGTTTGAAGTTAATAACAAGGACATAGATAGATTCGGTGAGATCACAAACACCTCAATTAGAGAGGTGGAAGCTATATACAATCTAAAATGTCCTTTAGATTCTGAATATAAAGTTGGAAAAAAATGGGCCGATACCCATTAAAGTGCTTGACATGGGTATTCGCTTAGTATATTATACACAAATTGATGGAACACAATTAGTATCCTATAGAGTAAGTTCTACGAACTCTATAGGGTACTAATTGAAATGAGAAAAGGAGTAAGATTATATGACCAATTGTGAACAGAAGGTATTGGCAGCATTGAAGAAGCGTATGCGGGTTACCCGTAAGACCGCTATCCAACGTGGATGGTGTGAGAACCTGACGGCTACTATTTCTGACCTTCGTCAGAAGGGATTTGATATCTCGACTGTATCTGCGAAACATACGGATGGTACACGATACACCCGTTATCGCCTCGAATCGCTTTCCCCCAGCCTTTAAGGAGTTATATAATATGCCTAACAAAACTATGATTATTTCCGGTACTGCCTATTGGGCATCCGTTGTAGCACCCAACACCACGTTTGATAGCGATGGTGTCTGGGAGATTAACGTCTGTAATCTTGATGACAATATCGCTGCCGATCTAGAGGCAGAAGGTATTGATGTTAAGAATAAGAATGACGAGAAAGGAAATTATGTCTTGGCTAAACGTCGAGTCAAGCGTAAGGATGGTGGTGTTAACTCGCCGCCAAAGGTTGTGGATTCCAATAACACCCCTATGCATAATACCCTTATTGGAAATGGTTCCCTTGTTAATGTTAAGTTCAGTCCGTATGAATGGACGTTTGGTAATAAACAAGGTATCGGCCTCGACCTGCAAGCAGTCCAAGTTGTAGACTTGGTTGAGTACTCTACAGGTGAAGAAGACTTTGATCCTGTATCAGGTGGATATCAAGCCTCCGATGAAGATATCCCCTTCCCCACTAACTAAAGGACTTGGGACTCTCTAATCTCCCTGTTAGGGAGTCCCAATTTTCTTATGAAA